TAAATCAGGCAATTTATTTGTCGGATAAGCCTTTGCCAGTTCCGGGTATTCTTCAGCAGAAAAAGCGGCACCGTTGCATTTCAGCCAGCCTGTTGGCGGAGTGGCTGAAGGCCACGGAACAGGCACCCCAACCGGTAATGCAGAGCCTTCTCCCAAACCAAGGTAATCAAGAACTCCCTGAGTGCTGGTTTTACCAAGAATGGCACGTCCAACACTTGTCAACGCGGTTAACGCGGCACGATCTGCCCCTGTAAAATATGGGAGTTTATCTGCTGATGTAGCAAGCTCTGCCAGCGCCGTCAGGGTGGCATCCTTCGGTTGCTTACCCGCAAGCGCGTTAGTCATGGTGGTCGCAAAATTCGGGTCATTGCCCAGCGCCGCAGCCAGTTCGTTCAGCGTGTTCAGTGCATCAGGTGACGAATCTACAAGTGCGGCAATCGCGGCCATAACGAAAGCCGTGCTTGCGATCTGGGTACTATTAGTCCCCTGTGGCGCTGTTGGTGTTGTTGGCGTTCCGGTCAGTGCCGGGCTGTTTAATGGTGCTTTCTTGTTCGTTTCATCCATTACCGCCTTAACAGCTTTTGGTGTCGCTGCCAGCGTTTCAGACGTGCTGTTTGTGGCGCTACTGAGCTGAACAATCCCTTTTTGTGTAGTGGTGGCGTTCTGGGCGGTATATTTCCCGTTAGCCAGGTCATATGCAGCCTTAACCGCTTTCGGTGTTGCGGCCAGTGTTTCTGATTCACTGTTAATTGCACTGCTTAACTGAGTAAAACCTTTTACGGTCAGCGAGGCGTCCGGGTGACGTCGTGACTGTTCGTGCTCTGAGATTTTATCATCCACATATTTGCGGGTTGCCAGAACCACAGACGGGTCGATTTTCAGCGTGATGGCTTCGGTGTTCGTGACAACCAGAATCATGCGGATAGTCTGGGTGCGTCCACTGCCTTCCTGCAACTGCGGTTTGTACGTTTCCGGGCAGTTTGCCACCGCAATGAGTACACCTTCATCATCATAAAGACCAATCTCACGGATCCAGAATCCTCCCTCGTTTTCAGGGATGATTTGCTCCGCAATAATCTGGCTCTGATTGTTAGGGTCAACACTCAGAAGATTCAGCGGTGCAATGCGTTTCTGGTTAATCAGTTTTGTTTGTGCAGGGTCTGGTGTTGGTAACACACCATTTGCATCACCAACGGCCATTTGCGTCAGATCCAGCTTACTGCCGAGCATCGTCGCGTTAGCCAGTCGTGCCGCGCCCTGATTAGTCAGAATGGCGTAGTATTTCACTGTCATGCGTTTACTCTCAGATTATCAATTAAATGAATGGCCGGGGCAGGGAAATAATCCCCTTCGACAATAATGGACTCCGGGGTGTAGGGATAAACCGTCAGGGCATCGCCGTGATAGCATCCCGTACCAACGAAAATCTTTCCGTTCACACTCAGGCTGATCGCCAGCCCCGTCAGATGGCGACTTACTGGTTTTGCATCCGCAATAAGGCGCTCAAGTTCCTGATACATTTCATCGGTGATGCCCTGATCAAGTACTCCGACAACAATGCGAAATGTTCCTGGCTCCTCGTTGAGTTGCCACCACTCCTTTACTTCAATCAGGTAGCCGAGAGGCTCCACGGCTCTTCGCAGTGCGCTGATGGTCCCTTTGTGTCGGTGTATCAGCCATGCATCACGAATCACCTGTCGCTTTGTCTCTTCCGGCCAGTTGCGATCCCAGCGGTCAACGGAAAACGCCCAGGCGAGATAAGGCAGCAGATGCACCGGGCAGGTGTCCGGCGACCACAGCGTGTTGAGGTCCACCGGAATGTCTGTAATGCGTGTTCCGACGGCTTCGGCACAACGCATGAAATTGCTGGCTGATGGTGGTAACAACGAATTACTCATTGCGTCCACCTTCGCTGATGGTGAATGACTCACAGCGCGCCGCCTGTATGTCGCTGATGGCCATATTCTGTGTGGGTTCGATTATCTCCACGCGTTGCACACCGTGCACATGCAGTGCGGCAGCAATGGCGGACAACGCCACGTCCTGACCGATAAGCCCCTGTTCAGCCAGCCACTTCCTGAATGACGATTCCGCCGCGGCCAGAATAGGTTCGGATTCCGGGCCGGGGTAAAAGTACAGTTTTGCATTCAGCCGCCATGTCACGATTCTGGCACTCTGTACGGTCAGGCGGTCGGCCACCGGGCGGGTATCCTCTGCATTCAGAACGGCGCGAACGGTATTAAGCAACGCCTCCGTTGCTGTGCCGTCGCCTTCAGTGGACAGGATGGAAACCGTCACATTTGCCGGAGACGGACTGATAGCCCGCGCATCACGCACCAGACCGCTGGCGCTGCGGGCAAAATACTCGTATGCACCTGACGGGCCAGCAACACTCAGGCCATCGTACGCCCGCTGCGCCCGCAGTCTCAGCGAGGTGTCACTTTCCATCACTGCGTCGGTGGTATCCGTTGCCGGAGTGATGGTCAGGCGCTTTGTGTTCATATTGCCCGCGAGGTTGTCCAGGTCTGTCCCGGCGCTGTGGCTTAACATGCAGGCGCGTGCCCCCTCATTGACCCGCTGGCGTAACAGCATTTCACGAAACGCTGTTGTCTGGGCGATAACGTTCAGGGGTTCCGATTCCAGCTCCAGCGCGGCGGAGACGGCTTCACGCTGTTCGGCGGGATAAGCCGCAATCATCATGGCCTTTGTGTCAGCCAGAATTGCCTCAAAGTCAGGCTCCGCGATGATGGCGGGTTCCGGTAATTGGGAAAGGTCAACGGCGGGCATGATTTACTCCCTCAGCGTGATGGTTAACTCAACATTCTGCATGGTCTGCATGACAGTGCCCGACAGCGTCACCCCGGCGCGGCCTCCCGCTTTCCAGACAACGTCGATGGCATCCAGGGCAATGCGGGGTTCCCATCGTGTCAGCGCAATCACGGCAGCACTCATGCATTGCAGACGCGTGGTGTTATTCATGGGTTCGTCAATCAAATCAGGCACAAGGCTGCCATATTCCCGTCGCATAACCCGGCTTGCCAGCGGGGTGGTCAGGATATCCCTGACTGACTGTTTCAGGTGCTCCATATCGTTCAGGTTTCCCGTCCCGTCCGGATTCATTCCTGTGTAGCGGGTTGTCAATGCGGGCCTCCTGTCGAATCGCTGCCGCCTTTCACGCCACCGTGTTTATGCGTATGCACGGTAATGCCGTTTGAGGTGAAATCGCCGCCGCTGTGCGTGATATTGCCGCTCATCTTTCCCCCTTTTGTGACGTCAAGCGTCGCCGTTCTCAGAAGGTTTGTGCATTCCACGACGGGCGTGTCCAGTGTCACGCTGACGGATGCCTGTAAAGTGGCCGTTTTCATGCCGCTGGCGCTCAGTGCGCCTGCGTCCGCGTCGTAGCGGAACACCGCGCCGTCCGGCGCGCTGATCACGATTTCTTTCAGGCTTTTGCCGGGGGCCGGATTGGCATCACTCCACAGGCTGCCAATTATCATGGCGGTTTCCGGGTTGCCGCCAATGCAGGCAATTACCACCTGTTCGCCTGGTGATGGCGGCAGCCACACATTGAAGGCTCCCGCGCGCGTGGTGTTCCAGCGCAACCAGCCTGTCTCCAGTTCGCCGCTGCGAACGCGCACGCGCCAGGACTTCTCATCAACTTCAGAGATGATCCCGGTGCGGATGATATTGCTCAGCAGTCGCATGAGTTCTGCGCTCACCGTACAGCCTCCGCAATCCGGCCCAGCACCGTGTTATAAATCAGGCGTTCATCTGCCTGACTGATGCCCAACAGCTCACGTACCGGGTAATCGGTGAAAATGCCCGGCGCAACCTGATCGCGCTCACCGAACTGATGAACGCGTGCAATACGTGCAGCCACGCCGCTGTAACCCACCGTCACACCGGAAGTATCCGCACGGGCTTTCAGGTAGCGGGCGGTGCGCAGTTTTACGAACATGGGGACGCGCTTTGTGCTGTCCTGGTTGATGCGCCGGGTGCGTATTTCCAGAAAGCGGTCGATGTCATCCCGGTAAAACGTGCGGATGTTGTTTTTATCCTCATCCCACCCGGTGATGGTTCGCCCGTATTTCCCCGTGTCGTGATGCCAGTTTTTCAGCGTGCGTGCTTCGTTATTCCAGATAAAGCGAATGCGTTCCTGTATCCGGGTTACGCGGCGTCTGCGTGGTGTCCATGCGGTCCCGTCCGGCGCTTTCTGTGACCGGATACGTGCCTGCTGGGCGCGACGTAAATCCTGTGCCAGCTTTCTGGCGATGTTATTAATGGCCTGCTGATTCAGGCTGTCGCGGATGGCCTCAAAGGTTTCATCCACGCGGGTGAATGCCTTATCCATCGCTTTCACCCCACGTCACATCCTGGAATACATGCGACCAGTCGCCTTCGGAAGATGGCAGGCGGGGTTTTGGCTCCGGCAGGTGTTCTGCCTGCGGTGTGCCCTGACTGCTGCGCGTGATGCGAACGCGTTCCCGCAAGGGGAGCGTAAACAGGAGATCGGCGCTGTCATCGTCATTGATAACGGCGGAGAATTTGATGTCCTGATTACGCTCAGGGTTGAGCAACAACTGTGGCTGATTTTGGGATAACCACGCCAGCAGCGGCAGCGTGAGGTCATCCAGCTCCCCGGCGTAATCCATGACAAACATCACCATCTGATAGCGGTAAACAAACGATGGGGTTTCTCCGGTCGTTTCAATGTTGCCGCTCTCCACGAAAATGGTGAATTTTTCCGGGTTGGCCTGACACCATCGGCATGAACGGGTCATGGCTTCACGCAGGGAATCAGTTTTCAGCATGGTTGTTATCCTCGTTGTTCAGTCGTTGCAGCCTGCGCTGTTCCAGTAATTCAATGGCCCGTTTATCCGCGTTACAGGTTTCCAGTGCATCCAGAAGGCGGTCGCCCCATATACCGAGATTTCCCCATGTGGGAGTATCAGGGAAGGGGGGAGGCGTTACCGGTATGGTCAGCGTCTGCGGTATAAGCCGGACTGACGGCGCTGGCCGTGGCGCGTTCTGCGTGCCTGCGCAGCCTGTCAGTAAAACGAGCGTCAGGCAAAGCGTGGGCGCATTCATCTTTTGCAATATCGTTGCGTAGCTGTTCACGTCTTACCTCTCCGTCCTGATTGCGTTGCTGATTTTCCACGCGGAGTTGCGCCAGCACCTGCTGCATATCCTGTACCCCAGCGCTGATAATATTCAGGGTGTCGGCGGTACTTTTCAGGGTGCTGGCCTGTGCTTCGTTTCTGGCGTTCTCCCGGCCCAGCGACCATGACAGACGCATGGATGTTCCCCATGCGGCAATCAGAAGGAAAGCGACACCCAGCGTGGGCCAGAGCTTCATGCCGGACAGGCTCCGTGTGGTAACTGAAAATGCGGTCCGTCTTTCAGGGTCTTCCAGTCGCCGCCCCATTCCACCGGAATATTCAGTTCCCGGCTGGCCTGTCTGAATGCTGCTGCGATTTTTTCGTACAGCGGCCATTCCCATGACACCTGGCTGCCGATATAAGCCACAACATCCACGGCATGCCCCGTAAGGTGGCGGCTGTTCATGGTCTGGCTCTTACCCGTGGCCACAAGTTGCTTCTGGCGGTAACGGCTGCGCAACCCTTCGGTGATACCAAAATCCACTTCCGAGATTTCCAGTGCCCGTCGGGTCACTTTCACCAGATCAGGATTTACGCCCTGCAAATTCTTTTCGCTCCGGCTGCTGAATTTAAATGTGTTGCTCATTCGTCTTTCTCCTTCACCCTGCGATTAAAGGCCGCAATAACCTTGTCGCGTGCTTTCTCTGCCCCCATAAAACCGATTGATGCGCCGATAAACGTCACGGCATCTTCAGGAAAACCGAAGAAGCGCAACGACCCGGCCACGGCCATGGCAAGAACGCCGCACGCCAGCGATCCCGTTACGGTCTGAACCAGTGTTCGTCCGTCATAAAGACTCATCAGCGCGGAAATGCTGACCGCCGCGCCTACTGCATACACCGTTGGCAGGTGGTCAAAGAGCCACGCAATAACCTGCTCTGTGATCCCTGTTTGAATGGTGCTCACTGCTACTCCCCCCACAACTGAATCATTTCTCGTTTCTTCTTCTCCGGCTCCGGCATCTCCACTTCCTGCCCGGCGTCCAGAAATACCTGCTGACAGAGTCCGGGGTTGGCATCCAGCACCTTTTCGGTGACGCCCTGCGTCGTGCCGTAGTACCGGAAACAGAGCGAATCCACGGTGTCGCCTTCCAGTGCCTTCACTTTCATCAGCACAACTCCGCAAAGATTCGCGGGCGGCACAGAATGTCAGAGATGGCCCAGCTCACATCGCGCCACAAATCCGATGTCTGTATATCCAGTGCGTCCGCCCGGCGGTCGCCCTTATCCGTTGTGTCCGCATCGCGGTAACGCTCCAGAATCAGGGCGCGTGTGGCGGTATAAACGGCATTGCGCCAGTGCCAGAGATTGACGCTTTCTCCGTTAATTACGGGTGCCGGAACATCGGACAGCGTCTGATGGCCAGCCGCCTGCTGTTCCTGCTGCCACGCTTTCAGCTCGCGGGTAACGTGTGCCACGGCCCCGGTGGCGGTATGCAGCAGGCGGGAGGTGGTTACACGGCCCGGCAGTCGTATCGCCAGACGCAGCTCACGCAGCACAATATCCGGCCAGAATGCGCCCGCTGAAATACGGGTATCACCATCATCGGTATCGGTGATGTCGTCCTCTGCGGGTCCGGGGTTGGTTCTGGCAACCATACTCATGGGGTTCACTCCTGAAAAAATCGGGCGGTGGGTGCGCGGTGTAAACGGTCACGGAGTCAAACCGGAACACCGCGCACGCCGCCCGCTGACGGGGTCAGTCGTTAACCGCGCTTCGCCTTCTGCGTCGCGGTGGTTTTTCGTGTTGCAGGCTTGCGCGTTGTCTTTTTACTTTTGCTGCTTTCGTCCTGCGCCTGCGGTGTGCTGGCATCTTCTGGTGCGGCTGCGGAATCGGCTTTTTTCAGGGCGCGGGAAAGGGTTGCAATCTCGCGTTTCACACCTGCGTTCGGGTTCAGGTGCATCGCTTCGCGCAGCAGCTTCAGTGATGAGGCCATGCTGTCCGCATCGGTCAGGCCACGGCGGGCAAAGGCGCACGCTTTGCATAATTTGGCGCGCACTTCGTCCGGCATGTCCTGGTCGGTGACAATCTCCCGGAGGGTGTCCAGTGGTTCGATAAAGGCGGACAAATCCGCGTCGGCATCCGTCCCGGCCTGCGTCAGTACCGGATTACAGATTTCTTCGGTCAGTACCGTGGCAGCAGTACGGCCAAAGTTATCCGGCATGATGAGGTTGTGACGGACCACATATGCACCAATACGCAGCGCCAGCGGAAGATCGCCGCAGTCAATCGCCCACACCATCAGCGTGGCAATCACTTCATCCTGCTGCCCGCCGTCAGCCTCCAGCGTTCCCTCAATCCAGCCGGAAAAGTCCGGCAATAACTCTTTTTTGATGGCGGCTTTCGCGCTTCTGGCCTGTACGCCCTTAAGCCGGGCCTGTGCCAGACGCAGACGATACAGCACCTCTTCATGCGCGGTACGCGCGGCGTGGTCCACGCCTTCATTCGCCCGGCCTGCGCGCTGTGCCATCACGTTCTGCCAGTGTTGCTGTGCAGGAGTAATCATTTTTTCTCTCCGTTACAGGCGGGCATGATGCCCGCCGTGAGTTGATTAGCTGTCGGCGAACTTCAGGCCAGTGACCATCGCGCACTTGCCATAGTCTTCAACGACATAAGCGTCATTGATGGACTGGTAGGTGGCGATGCGGTTGTATTCCGGTTCGTCTTTCATCAGACGACGCATTGAACCTTTCTGCCAGTAAATCGACAGGTTGTTGAACGAGGTGATCAGCATCGTTGCATCCGGGAAGAACGGCGCAAGGAACACGCCCAGCCCGCCAATGGTGCGCGATGACAGGATGAGCTGCCCGGCAAGTAATTCCGCATTGGGATTCTGGCCGCTGATACTGTTCAGCACGGGCAGACGCAGCGAGTTAAACAGGTTGCGCCCCATAATCACCACGAGGTCGTCAGCTTCCTTGTGCCATTCATCCAGCAGGGATGAGCGTGCGTCCTGTACCAGTGCATCAGCGTTCGCATACTTACCCGCGTGCGCCACGGTGTTGTCCATGTTGCGGGAGGTCAGCGTTACGTCATTCATAACGCGCTCGCTGGCGTCGGTTCTGATGTGCTCCAGCCAGCCCACGTTAACGTCCTGAAGCAGCTTGTTGGTGCTGAAGTTGGACTCATCCGCGTGAGACGTGCCGTTGAAACCGATCATGATGCGGTCAAGCGCCACCTGTCGGGCAATCTGTGCGCTGATGCGGGACTGAAAATCAGGATGTGCCGCCCAGGCATCAAGCTGCGGATATGAAATAAACGTGTCGTAGTTCACCTGTTCGCACTGGTATTTGCGGTTTTTCAGATCAACCACGTTATTCGGGTTACGGCGTTTTGTGCCGTCATAACTGGTATTCGTGCGTGCAATTGGCCCGGTGGTGTCCAGGAGGATTTTTTCGCCTTTCTGGTCGGTCACGCCGATCACGTTAATTCTTTTTGTAAATTCGGTGCTTTCCTTTGAGGCGTTTTCAAAACGCTGCTGTACCGAGGGTTCCACGGTAAATCGCGATACCAGTGCGGAAACCGGGATATTGTTAAGCGACGCCTGCTGCGCCATATAGCAACCCAGCTTGTTGCGGGTAATATCTGACATCACCAGATTCATAAAAAATTTGCTCCTTTGTCTTATCAGAAGTCAGCCAGCTGGTCGGAGGCTGCGCCCGTTGCGGTGAAGCGGTTCTGCGGATCGCTGTCCTGCGTGCGCAGTTTTTCCTTCAGTGCTGTCAGCTCTGTGGTCAGTGACGTGATTTTCTGGCGGTCCTGCTGATGGCGGGTTTCCAGCACATTAAAACGGTCGATAATGTCGGCCTGTGACGTTGCGACGCCTTCCACCGCTTCCTGAATACGGGAGAAACTGGCGTCATCCGCTTTGCGGCCACGACCAATAATTCCCATTACGCGGTTAAACCACTGGGTGCCTTCTTCCTGGCGTTGTTCTGCCATTTCGATGATTTCAGACTCGATGGCTTCGGAGATAAGCGGTGCTTCACCCTGGATACTGTTGAACGTCATCACCGCCTGACGCTGCTGTGCCGTGAATTTCAGGCGCTCAGTGCCCAGGCTTGCCGGGGTGTCGGTCATCGCCAGCCCGACCAGATAGGCGCGCCCGTTAACGGAGAACTGCGGGTGCAGTTCGATACTGGAATAGATTTTCTTGCCGTCAGCGACAAGCTGCTTCATGCGCTCGGTCGGTTCGATTTCTGCATACAGCGCAGTACGTCCGGCCAGCGGGCCTTCCGTAATATCTTCCGTACTCAGCGCGGTGACATCGCCCATTGCGGAAAATTCGCTTGACGGGCATGGCGAGAGATAGTGCTCAACGTTCACGCGGGCAGCGTAAACATCCGGGTTGAAGTTCTCGGCGGCTTCACGCAGATGTACCGGGCTGATTTCACGTCCATCAACAGTTAATCCGGAGACAGCCACGCGAAACTTTTTGCGGGATGTCTTTTTTTCATTAGCCATAGTTTTTGCCCCTCTGACTGGTTCTTCAGTCATGATGGCAAAGCGTAACAGGCTGATACAAAGGGCTTTTGTTGTAAGAAAACGGCCAGAACAGGGGGTTAAGGAGAACGGTTTCGCGCGCGGGTAATCTTCCTGTAATTACTCAGGGGGAGCAATGATTCAGGACGCTTTTGTACGCCAGCGTGCGCGACAACTTTACTGGCAGGGTTATCCGCCCGCAGAAATATCACGTCTGATGGGAATAAACCCGAACACGATTTATGCGTGGAAAAAACGCGACCAGTGGGATGAAACGCCACCCGTGCAGCGTGTCACGCAGTCCATCGATGCGCGTCTCATCCAGCTTACTGAAAAACAGAATAAAACAGGTGGTGACTTTAAGGAAATAGACCTGCTGACCCGGCAGCTTAAAAAGCTGCATGATGGCCAGCCGGATGTGACGGCCGCAGGAAAGAAAGGCCGGGCGAAAAAACTCAAAAATCATTTCACGCCGGAACAGATTGCCGCACTGCGGGAAAAAATCATCAGCAGGCTGGAGTGGCATCAGCGGGGCTGGTTTGACTCCCTGACCCTTTGCAGTGAAGCCGGGATACGTAACAGGATGATCCTGAAATCCCGACAGATTGGGGCGACCTGGTATTTTGCACAGGAAGCACTGCTGATGGCGCTGCGTGACGATGTGGCACAACCTTACCAGCGTAACCAGATTTTTTTGTCTGCGTCGCGTCGTCAGGCGTTCCAGTTTAAAAGCATTATTCAGAAGGCCGCGGCTGAAGTTGATGTGGAGCTGAAAGGGGGCGATAAAATCATCCTCTCCAACGGCGCAGAACTGCATTTTCTCGGTACTTCTGCTGCGACGGCACAGTCCTATACGGGCAATTTTTATTTTGATGAATTTTTCTGGGTCAGTCGCTTTGCTGAACTGCGCAAGGTGGCTGGCGCTATGGCAACCCTCAGCGGGCTGCGACGCACCTACTTCTCCACGCCATCCACCGAAACGCACGAGGCATACGCCTACTGGAACGGCGACCGCTGGAACGAGAAAAAGGCCTCGCATAAACGCCAGCGTTTTTCTGTGGACTGGAAAACGCTGCATAACGGGCTTATCTGCCCTGACCGGACGTGGCGGCAAATTGTCACGCTGGAAGATGTGGTTAATCACGGCTGGAAACACACCGATATCGACGAAATTCGTGATGAAAACACCGAAGACGAGTTCCTCAATCTCTATATGTGTGAGTTTGTCCGCGAAGGGGAATCGGCATTTAACCTGAATATCCTGATTGGCTGCGGTGTTGACGGATACGACGACTGGAAAGACTGGAAACCTTTTGCTCCCCGCCCGATGGGGAATCGTCCGGTATGGATTGGGTATGACGCAAACGGCAGCAGTGGCAACGGCGACAGCGGCGCTGTGTCCGTGGTGGTTCCTCCGGCTGTTCCTGGTGGCCGTTTTCGAACGGTGGAGACGAGACGCGTTCAGGGGCTGGAGTTTGAAGAACAGGCCAGAGTCATTGAAGAGTTCACGTATCGCTACAACGTGGAACACATCGGCATTGATGTGACGGGCGGGAACGGGGAGGCTGTTTATCAGATAGTGAAACGGTTTTTCCCTGCTGCTATTCCGTACACCTTCACGCTGTCATCAAAACGGTCGCTGGTACTGAAAATGCTGCAAATAATGCGTGCCGGGCGGTGGGAATACGATCGCGCCGAACGCGAGCTGGTCGCGGCCTTTAACGCCGTGCGTAAGGTGAAAACACCGGGCGGCTTTATCACTTACGAAACGGACCGCGCGAGGGGGATCAGCCACGGCGACCTTGCGTGGGCAACCATGCTTGCTGTCATTAACGAACCGATTGGCGGCGAAGGAGAAAACGAGCGTTTCACGGTTATGGAGTTCTGATGAGCAGAAAAAATAAAAAAGTGCGCATGAGTTCACGCATTGATCTCGCTGATGCGCTCAGGAAAGAATCGTCGCTCAGTGCATTCACATTTGATGGTCCTTATCGCCTGACCGGGCATGACCTGCTGGACAATATGTACTGTGCTGATAACGGGCGGTGGTATGAAACCCCGGTGGACTGGTACGGTCTGGCAAGAGCTGCCCGGCAAACGTCCTGGCATCAGTCTGCGCTTTACTTTAAGCGCAATGTATTACTCGGTTGCTACATCCCGCACCCGCTGCTTTCCCGGCAGGATTTCTCGGCGCTGGCGCTGGACTGGTTTGTGTTCGGTAACGCATTCCTTGAGCTTCGAAGCAATATGCTCGGCGAACCGCTTAAATTACGGCACGCCCTGGCGAAATACATGCGACGCGGTAGCGATCTTGAATCATGGTGGTATGTGCAGGATGGCAAGGATGCGTTCCAGTTTCGCCCTGGCAAAGTGTGCCACCTGATGAATCCTGACATTAACCAGGAAATCTACGGCATGCCGGAATATCTCGGCGCATTACTCTCGGCCAGCCTGTCTCATTCGGCGGACATGTTCAGAAAACTGTATTACGACAACGGATCCCACGCCGGGTGCATCATCTACATCGGTGCAGCGCAGGTAAACCGCGAAAGCATGGACTCCCTGAAAGAAACGCTACAGGGTGCACGTGGTGGCGGTGCGTTTAAAAACGTGCTCATTCATGCGCCCAACGGGGGCAAAGAGGGGGTGCAAATTTTGCCGTTCCAGCAGATCACCGCAAAGGATGAGTTCATGAATGTTAAGGCGGCATCCCGTGATGATGTGCTGGCTGCGCACCGCGTTCCGCCGCAACTTATGGGGGCGATGCCGGGTGAAAAAAGTGCGTTTGGTGATGTGGAGAAGGCCGCGCGGGTTTACGCAATTAACGAGCTGATGCCCGTCATGGAGGCCATGAAGCACATCAATGACTGGCTTGGCGAAGAGGTGATCCGCTTTAACCCTTACGCACTGTTAGATACCCAGCCCACATCCTGACGCGCTTCGCTTGTCTGCTGCTTCGCCGGGGCATAAAAAATTTATGCCCCGGCTCTCCAGCTCCTGTATCAATCAGATAATTTCACGACGCTTTTCTGCTTATTGCCATCATCGGCGGTCAGACTCTTACGCAATCCCACCGCGTTGACTGCATGTTCTTCGCCGCCTCAGTGCGATTTTGACGGCCTTACCTTTCACCCCATCAAATCAGAATCCCTCACGTATTTTTCACGCTCAGAGTGAGAAATACAGCCATTCTGTTGTGTCTCTGCGACATCGTTCAGGGAATGCTATTTACCCCCTGAAACGCGGGCTGTTCCCCCGTCACCTGCGCGCAGAAAAAGCGCGTTTTTTTGTGCACGCACGGATCCTTGACGGATCCAGCCGCTATACGGGCTGGAAGGGTAAACAGTCGTTCAAAAAAATTGTGCAAATTTGTGCACTATTGTGCATTGAAATAAACGCCCTGGAGGAGGGCGTTTTACTTATCTTTTATAGCCTTGCCCCTTCCTGGCCAGCGCCCTGATGGCCGGGCGTGCCAACACCATATTTTGGCAATGATGAATTGCCCGGCAAAATTCATCTCTACCCATTGGATGCTCAACTGGCAATGTTAAATACAGGTTCCATGCGTCGCCTAAAAGTTGGGCTATCTTTTGTTCTTCAGATGTCAGCAAGCAAGCGGTATCCGTAAAATAATCATACTTTTCATGTATGTTATTTAACGGTTTTGTCTGTAGTGCAGCCTGAGCTATACGGTATGCCTGAAGCATACGGGCGTCGTTGATATCCATTCCGAACGGAATTTCTGATGATTGTGACTCTGCATCTTCAAGCCTGGCAATTTCTTTACGTAAGAAGTATTTCAACTCTTGTTTCTGTTTTCTGTTCATGCGTTTTTTTCCTTTTTGTCTGTCACTTCTTTCCTGATAATTTCATTGCACAAATCCACACACTCATTGCAGATGTAAACAGACGGTCCGGCAATCACCTTTGTGACTTCGTACTGGGATTTATTGCAGAAACTGCAATAAACCGTCTTCTCGCCTGAAGTCCATGTTTTGCTGGTTTCGCCAGACATCAGTTGTTTGAGGTCTTTTTCACGACGAAGAACTATCTGGCCACATTCAGCTATTTTTTGGATGTTGACATTTTCTTCTTTCGCCAGCGCTTCCATCCGCTCAATCAGTCGCTGCGCTTTTTCTCTGTCAATGTATTGCATTGTGTCCCCCTTGTTTATGCTCCCGGGTTAAAGTCATCAGGGCGGATGCGCCCTGATGTTGTGTTATTCGGGAAATAACGCCCGGATATTTCCGGCCATCTGACTGGTTATCTGTGCGGTTGGTACTGGCTGTGACGCGGGGCGTTCTGTCCTGGTTTGTGTCACTGATAACGCCTCATCATCAGCCCATGCAGCCAGTCGGTAAGCCTCTGCCGGATTCATTTTCAGTAGTGCCAGCCCGGCCAGAAAAGCCACGCGTTGACCACTTTTGCGGGCTTCTGGTGTAAGGCTGTCCAGCCAGGCGCATGCTTCGCCTTCGTTCTTGACGGCGGCGGGCTTCAGATAGAAACTTATCCGTCTGGTTGGTGTCGTCATTGGTTTACTCCTTGTCCATTGCGTACAGCCCATTAACCAGAGCAAACTGTGGCACCCCGTCCGCGATGAAAGTCGCATTAACTCCGCAGGCTTCGCGGATAGCGGGTGCCACAATCTCCGCCCCGCCACCGACAACCATCACCCGCCCGTAACCCGAAAAACCCGCCAGCGCGCGGAACACGCGTTGTTTCAGTGTTTCTTCCTTTTCACGAATAACCGCCATCAGGCTGGCGTAATGCGCGTCATTGTGGATGTGCTGGCGCAGCCAGGCTTCATCATGGCGATGTTCGATAATGGTATTGGCGATGTGGTGACTGGTACGCATACCGTTAGTGGCCATCACCGACAGTACGGCATCGGCCATCAGGGAAACGCCTACGTGTGGATCGCAAAACACCTGGCTGATACCTGCCAGTTGTCCCTGAACCTTTGCCACATCCAGCGTGGTTCCGCCTAAATCCACAATCAGCAGGGATTCAAACGGACTCATGTCAGCCAGTGCTTTAAAACCAGCCGGAATGGATTCAGGCATAACCCGTACGTTACGGATAGTGAATGCTTTTCCGTTCTGGTACGCCACCGGGCGCATGACGTTTGCTTTTTTGCGATTGATGTTGGCCATGTCCGGCTGTGCGTTTGTGTCGAAATATTCGCTCAGTGGCAGGGTGACAACCACATCCACTTCCTGTGGTGTGATGCCTGATTTGACCAGCGCGTGATGAATGGCAATGACATTCACATCGCTGTACTGGTATTGCGTGTCGGTCGTCTGGACAAAGCGATCGCTGACCGGATCAAAACCATAGCGCACGCCATCAAGCATGTAGTTCGCGGGCTGCGTGCCACCGAACGGCGCAGACCATTCCGACTTGAAGCTGTTTGGGCTGATGGCGTTGCGGCGTTCGCCCTTCTCAGTCCATGCCAGCTTGATGTTGGTGGAGCCGTCATCGATACAAATTTTCATGTCGCTTTTCCTTATGTTGATTAATTAATCGTTTACGGGATTCTGAAATCCCGTTTTTGCCTGTTTTATGCGCGCTTCATATATCGCGGCGCGTTTTTTGCTCATTTACGGGATTTGTGAATCCCTTTTCTGTCTGTTTTTTGTTTCCACTGGTCAGGCTACCCCGCAGCAGGTCTGCTTTGCGGCGGGCGCGTTCAGTGGTTTCACTGATTCTCTGTGCGTGCTCTGCGTCGCGGATGGCGCGCAGCATGTCAGAAAGCACGGTAACGGGTGTTTTCATGGTGTTCTGGTCCTGCTGAAGTGTGGATGCCAGGCGTGCGGCGGCTTCGGGGTCTGATGCCCCCAGCTGTTCCAGATAGCTGGCGACCGGGTTATGGCGGATCTCCGTACTGCTTACGCCGTGGTTACGGCTCAGGCGCTGCCAGAGCTGCGTGATCCGGCTGTCCGGTCGGGTATCCGGTTTGCGTACAATTTCAAATCCCTGCGGTGCAATGATGCTGCCGTCAACGTACAGGCTGCCGCCCCGTAACAGGTGCTGCATCTGCTGTTCACCGATATGCAGGCCGAGAGATTCAGCAGACTCCCGCCATTCTTTAGCGAGTAATTCGTGGTTATCAGGCAAAGGCCGCTGCTGTTTGCGGCTCTGTGTCCAGCTCTGCATTTCATCACTGCTGTTTTTTGCCTGTTTGTCACGAAGCGAACGCATCAGCGCCCGGCGTTCGTGCCGTTTCAGTGAGCGCATCCATTCGTTCACTTCAACGCCGTCAGGGAGCTGCGGCCACGGTGCTGGCCGTTCTTCCGGCTGTTCTGTCCCGTTGTCGTCCGTTTCCTGTACACGGGGACAGTTATTGCCACGAGTCCAAGGGGCGGCAGGGCCGCCCTGAAGGTCAAAACCATTTTCGTGGGCGTTGTCTTCCGGTTCTGGTTTACGTCTTACCAGCTTCCAGTTATCCGGATGCGTGCACACACGGGAGGATTCCCCGATGAGTGGTGACCAGATCCCGTAAATCTGTACGCTCTGTTCGCCGTAATCGTTCAGCTCATCTGCGAGGTCGTAGGCGGTGCGAATCAGGTAGTCCTTGCGTGGAACAAGCACGCCACCCTGTTTTTCAATGTAGGTGGCAAAACACCCGGCATCGGCGGCAGCGAGTACCGCATCCATTGCATCATCTTTCAGCCGTTGCGGGCCTTCCGGATTGCGTGCCATCTGGCTGGCAAGGCGGCGCAGTTCACGCCACACCTGACGGGAGGGGATGCCAAAGAACTGGAACTGACGGACCCGGTGAAGGCGCGCCCAGCCGATGGCGCGCTCCACGCTCTCGGCCATTGATTTTCCGGTTTCGTGGTCAACGCGTGGCTTGCCCGTTTTCGGGTCGATGCCATCCACGGCGCGGCTGTCCAGGTTCTTTCCGATGTAGGTGGCGATGTAGCTGGTTGGTGTGCCTTTTGAGCCGTCGACATACTCCGCCTTAAAACGCGGAGTTATGTCATCGCCCAGCTCGTGGCGGCCCTCCTGAATGGCAATATCGCAGACGTGGGACACGATGGTTTCAATCTCGTCCGGATGTGCAAAGACCATCATATGCCAGTGCACAGTGCCGTCATGGTGAGGCTCCACCGTGCGGATGCCATACCAGCGCAGGCCGTCGCGGTTCAGTTTTTTGCGGACCGCCGCAAAAAACGTGTTAACCAGGTAATCGCTGGAGTCGCGCATGGTGGCCCCGTTCCATTTGGGGTTCGGATGACCGTTCTCCGTTGTTGCGTGGTATTTTGACGGGCAGGTGACGGTCAGAAACACCGCTCTGTCGCCACGGGCTTCGGCCAGAAGTTCCAGTCCCTTCATGGTGGCCATCATTTCTGCCTTACGGTGAACCGGGTTACTTACTCCCGCGTAATACACCGTCTCGAGATCAATCGTGAACCCGTCTTCATTTTCCAGCATGAAACTTTTCAGGAAATCGCGTGTTTTCTCGCGCTGTGCGCGAAACTCGCTTAACGCGTCCTGGCTCAGATAGGGGGATGTTTTTCTGGAAACCAGACAGGCGGCGCGGAGTTGTTCTTCCCGCCACTCACAACGCAACAGCCATAGTTTGCGTTTCCACCATTCCGCACAGGTCAAGCGAAGGATTGCGCCCGGCAGCAGCTCCGTGTCCGGTTCGTTCCTCCGGTCTTTGTCTGTTGTCAGTGCGTCATAATGTGGAGGCATGGCGTGCAGGTGTAACGCCATGCGGGCCAGCATCTGATAAGCCTTCAGCGTTACATCCATGGTCAGCTCGCCATCAGTCGCGCCAAAGCCATCGCAGAGTTTTTCGAAGGTGCTGCTGAACATCGCCGCCGTCATGGTGGCCAGCGTCTGTATCTGGTGTTTGTTGAGCTGCGGCAGGTAAAGCAAATCATCCAGGCGTTCGCGTCCGGCAAGGGAGCGATAACCCGGTGTCAGCCAGCGGTGGTCGGTGCGGTCCAGACGTTCGAATATTTTGCGCAGGGTTCCGCACGCGTAGCGTTCAGCCTGCCAGCTCTTTTTGCCTTTCCGGCGATCGGCTTCCTGTTTTTTGCGCAGGAAGGAGAGGTGGCGAATAAGCGGATCGCGCAGATAGGACGGCAGCAGGCGCAGCGAGGCCATGGCTTCATCCACCGCGCCACGTGCCTGTTTTCTGGCGTCTCCTGCCAGTGTGATGGTTTTGTCCTGTTTTTCCTGTGCGTCCAGGCTTTTATTAATCAGGTTGCCCAGCGGCGTGGCGGAGAACGCCGCATCAGCCATTTCCTGGCGGCGCTCGTTCTCTGCCCGGTAGGCATCCAGCCAGGAGGAAAGCGCGGATTCAGGAGCGGGGATCCCCGTTCCTTCACGCCCCACTGCGTGGCGCGGTTGTTGCCAGTCCCTGATGTACTCTGCCGTCATAGTGATTTACTTCGTCATGCCATTCAGGGTGTCGCGGCAGACTGTAGCCAGCCGCTGAATTTCCAGCACGGTGTCTTCTGTGTCGGCATGGCGATGTGTGATGCGGATGCTGTCGGCAATCACATCGACGATTGCAGAGGATGGGCGCTGGTAAATGCCAATAACGGACGGGGTGCCACCTTCAATGCGGTAAAGCCTGTAATTTCCCTCGTGGCTGTCAATCATGTAGCGACCATCAATAACAATCTTTCCGTCAGCGAGCTGCGGTACAGGCAGGGATTTCAGGTACATGTCATAACGATCACGCACGCGAGCGGCAAGATCACGTTCTGTGTTGAGCAGGTATTCAAGAAAGTCGTTGGCGAGAATCATTGCGGCAATCCTCTTGTTACAGATGTGCGAAGGCCTCCCGCCGCAAGGTGCAGGAAAGGCCCGGAACAGGAATTAATGGAGTTTGTTTTGCTGCTGGATGAGCTGTTGAAGCTCGTGCAGATCATCCGCCAGATAGCTGAAAACAGAGGCGGAATAAATGTTTGATAGTGCGTGGCTGCGCTCATGCAGCATATTGATGTGCATGATTTGCGCGACGCGTGATGCGCGGGAAAGTCTGCGGTTGATTTCAGTCTGGATGTGACGACTCTCCGCGATAGCGCGGTGTGGTTTGCGGTTTGCCATGGTGTGGCCCCTTGTGTAGTAAGTTGTGAAAACTCACCATCCAGAGCTGCGAAACTGTGGGTGGCGAGACGTACGAGGTTCGCAGTACCGGCTACACAAGAACCCGGCCCGACCGAAGTCGGCCCCGTACGCCCCGCCATAATTCTGACGCGAAAAAAACGTGGCAATACAGTACGCACAAAAAAACCGCTGGCGCGGTTGTGCGCTTGTGTAGTCAGCAGGCTGCGAAACCCGACACCCGTTTTGTGAGGTGCAGCGGAAATGTAACCTGACTGATTGCGGCATGGCAAGCGGTTTTTTTGTGTGTGCATGTTCTGGTTTCTTACTGGTTCAGAAAAAAATCAAAAACCTTGTCAATGCGTTGCAGCAGTTCTTGCTGTATTACTTCCGGTGTTTCCGGTTCGCCTGGCGCCTTCAACGTCGCGCAGAAATCAGCGATTTCATGATGGAGCGTCAGACGAATGGCAGGAGCCGTGGTTCTGGCGTGCTCCAGCTCATCCAGCAGTGCCAGCACAGCAGACGGCGAGAGCATTGCGCGAAATACCAGTAATTTTTGAGGCGTTGCCATTCGTTGCAGGGCAAATGCCAGTTCGCGTAGCTTCTGGTGATTGATGGTGCTCATGCTCTGGTTTCCTTCAGTAGCTGGTTAAACATGTGAGTAAGTGGATTGCTACACCCGAACGGCATCGGGTTTACGTGGTAAGAAGCTTGGCCTCCTGCTTTGCGAGCGCGACCACCTGTGCTGCGGTTTGTTCTGATGACTAAGCCGCCGCGCCAGAGTCGGCGTAACTCAGCATTGATGGCTGTGGTTGGGGTATTCAGTGCTGCGGCGATTTCTCCGCCGCTACAACCCGGATGGGTAGCGATGTAGTCCAGAATGGTCATCTGCGTGGCTCCTGTACTTGTCGGATAAGATTCACCCGCGCCACGTTGGTGGCGCAGAAGTAAGTGCCGTCAGTGAGGTAGATGTGGTGTGCATCCTTTTCCGAACGGTGTTTGTCGATTGTGGTAATCAGGCGTTCGTCGACTTCGTATTCACGTCCTCTGGAGGTAAAACGAACGACAGGAAAATGCTTAATTGCCATTACGCCTCCTTGGCGTGTGTGAATACCTCCGCGAATGCGGATTGTTTTTACATTTTCTTATTTAACCTGTGGTTTTATTTGCGCTGTTATTCGCCAGTGAAAAAGCGTTCAATATTTTTCACTGAATTAATAATTCGCATAATCCCAATGGCGCAGGCCACCGAAATAATCAGAACAAGCCATGAGATAAATATACTCATGCGATATTCCCCAGCTTATACGGTTCAATATGTTCCCCGCATTCTGCGGCACAGATCAGCTCGGAAAGTTCGTTAAGTGCATCCAGATCATCAGCGTAAAAAGCCACGTCATACAGACTCCGGATTGCCCTGGTCAATGAGTCACGGGCTGCACGTTCAGCATGCGCGCCTGATGCACTTAAGCGAAAATAAAAACGCTCAAGTGCTTTGTTAATGAGAGTTTTATATTCTTTGCCCATCGCAACGTCCTTTAATCTGCTTTCTGAATTTCAGCTTCTGAATCCATGCAGATAATTTCGATATAGGGTTTATCGCCATTAATATTACGTGCTTTTTCAGCTTCGCTAATGATTTCGTGTACAGTCTGGTACGGAAGTTCTACGGTCAGGCGCGTGCCGTTCAGATAAACGTAAGTAGCTGCATTTTTTTCTGATGGGACGACTCCATCAATAGCTGATGCGCGTAATAACAGTTCACCGCGAAAATCAATAAAACGGATAAATACACCTTGTGCATGCTCTTTGGTCATAAAGCACCTGTTATAAATCAGCCTGTTTAATGAAATTCTGTCCGCGCAGCAGACGATCAACCGTGCGTAGCGCTTCGTACAATGTGAAATCCTGCCCAAACTGATTGTCGCCGTTGCTCAGAGCAAAAATGCGGTTTCCGGTAAATGGGTTGTGCGGACATCTGTGAACCACGATTCCAGCTTTCTCAATCAGCCAGGTGTGTTCACCAATTTGTTTTACGGGATGGCCATCAGGTGTGGCGTGTGTTTCGCTCAGGCTGTAGCGATAGTTGCTACGCGATGTACTGGTAGCGAAACGGTTAGCATGGCGTTCCTCCCCGTTGCGGAAGCGTTGCTGTGAAGAATTGCACTGTTGCTTCATGTCAAAAACTCCGTACCTATTTACTTCCCCGGCATAACGCCCATTTTCAAAGTAATTGCGACGAAATCCCGTGTTATGGGGCTTGCCATTTCGCTGTTGCTTATTCATTTTTCGTGCCTCTACCCGATGAGCCAAATAACAAACGCCATGAGCACCGCACCAATGGTGATCGGAAAAAGACCTCTGGCATAAGCGGCGAGGTAATGAACGTTGAGAACAATAAAGCGTTCTTTTTGTCCTGTTAGCTTGCTAAGCAGATAAATCGCTATTACACCCACTTCTAGGAATACAAGGTCCAAAATGGCGCTGGTGATATTGCTGGTCATTTATGATTAAAGCCCCAGCCACAACAACCATGCATCGCGGCGTTCTTTCGGCTGATCAAAAAACGCTTTGCGCATACCTGCGTTAAATGCTGGCAGATATACCCAGTTTTCTGATGCTCGCGTCTTCACTGAACCTGGTTTCACAAAGTCAATCGTTGGTAACTTTGCAGCGTCAATCATGGTTCTGACGGTTGATTCTTTGCGACCAATCATCTTGGCAAATAGTTGATATGGCACCGCTTCAAGTGGATATGGTGCTACCTGAATGAACCCCTCAAGCTCTGATTCGCTCATTGTGGTAATCTCCTTAATTCGTCCAAATGGCCCAAAATGACTTATATAGGCTTATTTTGGCTATTTGAATGTTTTGTATTACATGTAACCCAATAGCGTGGAGTTTAGATCACATATGATCCATAAATCAAGCCTTGGAGAAAAACTTCGCCTGATTCGAGAGGCAGAGGGATTGTCACGTAGAGAGATGGAAGAGGTGACAGGGGTATCTCAATACAATCTCAAAAATTATGAAATATTGGGAAGAATGATACCTGGAGAAACGTTACTCCTGATTTTGAATCATCCTCGTTTTCGGAAGTATTCGGATTGGGTGATGTTTAATCAAACTAATGCTGCGACGGGGCAGATTGCTCCGCCTCTCTCTCTTGATGGCTTCTTCGATTCGGAGGGCGATCAGGTTTCAACCGAAACAAACCAAAAATCACCCCGCTAAGTCCAGAAAACTGGTTAGACCTGCTCTTTGTCTGGTCTGATTATTGCTGGAAAGAGGCTGGAGAAATTGTAGGGCGGTTCATTGGAGGGCTTCGCAATGTCAATTAAGAAGCTCGAAGATGGTCGTTATTTGCTGGACATCAGGCCGAACGGACGCAAGGGAAAGCGCGTGCGTAAGGTATTTGACAAAAAATCGGTAGCGGTGGCCACTGAACGCTACATCATGGCGAACGCTGAAAAGCGGGAATATATACAGGGCTACCGTGATCGCCGAACGCTAAATGATTTGCTTGAGTTGTGGTGGATGTATCACGGTCAACACAGGCGTAAGGCGGAAGAAGACCGAAAACAACTGTGCAACATAATCAATGAACTTGGCGCTGATATGCAGGCTGTGGATCTTGATAAGTTGAAAATTATCGCGTGGCGTTCTCAAAAGATAGCTGCTGGATTGAAACCGTCATCTGCTAACAGGTACATGAACCGACTATCCGGCATGTTTACTGTTCTGAAAAGAATAGGCCTTTGGGATGCAGAACATCCGGTAAGGGGGATCTCCATTCTTTATGTATCCCCGCGAGAAATGGCTTTCCTGTCCCAGAAGGAAGTAGCGCTATTGCTCGATACACTGGATGGCGACTACTGGCGTGTTGCGCTTTTGTGTTTAAGCACAGGGGCGCGCTGGAGTGAAGCTTGTAAGCTTCGTGGTGAACAGATAGTTCATAACCGTGTAACGTTTCTTGAAACCAAAAATGGCCGAAAGAGAACAGTGCCAATTTCGCAGGCAGTTTGTGAGGCGATCAAAACCAGAGAAACAGGCGGCTTGTTTGAGGTGAAGTACCGGGAATTCTGCTTGGCGCTGAAAAGAGTTAAGCCCGATTTACCAAAAGGCCAGGCTGCACATGTGCTGCGGCATACGTTCGCCAGCCATTTTGTGATGAACGGAGGAAACATTATTGCGCTTCAGAAGATTCTTGGCCACGCAACCATTCAGCAAACAATGGCATATGCACATTTTGCACCGGATTACCTGCAGGATGCGGTGGCCCTTAATCCGCTGAAAGGTGGCGTGAGTGTCCACGCAGTGTCCACGGGGGATTAA